GATTGGCGTAAAGGCATCAAGCGACGTGTCTTTAGTATTGAATAAAAAGGAAGGCATTATCGATGATAATATGGCAACAGAACTAGGTGCTTATTTGCCATCGCAAGGCCTCGGTAATTTAGCGACGCAAATGGGTGGTAAGATTCTCGCACTCGATGTCGGTGAAAATTTAACAAGCCTGCAAAGCAATCGCCCATCGCCTACCTTTACCGGATTTCTAAAAGCAATCCAACAGGACATTAGCCGAGGCATTCTGCCTTATTCTTTCGTCACTGACTCTTCGGGCAACACAGGCCCAGGGCTTCGTCTCGATATTGCTAAGGCTGACCGCACTTTCCAAAAGTGGCAGAACTTAATTATCGAACAACTTTGCATTCCATCATGGGGTTATATTATCGGTGATGCTATTGCGAACGGTGACTTACCCGACGATCCCGAGTGGAACAAAGTATCTTGGACAACTCCTAAGCGCGTAACCGTTGATGCAGGCCGTGAAGCTGCGAACGACCGTGCTGACATGGAACTCGGTTTAATTTCGATGTCTGAACTTTACGCACAACGCGGATTAGACTTCCGCAGTGAAATGGCAAAGCGAGCTGAGGATATGTCTTTCATTGTGAACCTTGCTAAGACTACCGGCATTCCCGTAGAGATGCTTTATAAGCCTACGAACATTCAGCCTGGTACACTTGCACCATTAGCACCTAACGCTTTTATCGACCCCGAAGATGATAACTCTTCAGCAGACGCACTTATCAATCAAAACGAAGACCCTGAACAAGAATAATTTACAATGAGATTTATAAACAAAGCACTTAATGGTCGTAGCCCGATGCTCATCGACCCAGTAATCGCAAAGCAGTATGCCGTCGACGCTGAGAAATTTGGCTTCACAGATTTAATCGCACAGGTCTTCGGTGAAATGCCAAAGCCTTATAAGATCGGCTCATACGGAATTATACCTGTGGTCGGCCCTATCGGAAAAGGCTTAACTCCATTCGAGCGCATGACAGGTGCTAGTGACTTGAATTTAGTTTCCGATCAAATTGACGCATTCCTCGCTGATGGTGAAGTGCAGACTATCGTTTTTCATATCGACTCGCCCGGTGGTGTTGTCGGTGGTGTCGAAGAGGTCGCTCGCAAAATTGCAAACTCATCGAAACCTACAATCGCATACACTGATGGCATGATGTGTTCCGCAGCTTATTGGCTTGGTGCTTCTGCTGATCGCGTAATCGCAAGCCCAAGTTCGGACGTGGGTTCGATTGGCGTGTATATGAATCTGGTGGATGTATCTCAGGCATACTCTGAAATGGGCGTTAAAGCCGTTGTGATTAAATCATCGGCAACTCCGTATAAAGCTGCAGGCCTTGAAGGTACAAGTCTTACTCAAGAACAAATCAATTATTTCCAAAGCGAAGTAGACGCAATCTATACTGACTTTGTAGCGTCTGTTAAAACTAAACGCAAGATGGCTTCCGATGACGCAATGAAAGGTCAATCGATGTCTGGTAAGATTGCATCGTCGATGGGACTTCTAACAGGTCTTAGCGATTCGCTCTCCGAATTACTAAACGCTAGCACTCCTAAAAATAACGGTGGAATGACTGCTAAAAAAGTTTCAGCAATCGCTAACAAAAAAGTAACCTGTGAAATTGAAGACACAGTTTTAGAATTGTTGACTCCACGCCAAAAAGAGATGGTAGATAGTTACTGTGGCGTTGAAGAAACTTTTGGAATGTTTAAACAGGATAGCAGTCCTGACGGCGCTCATTATTCTGCCGTGTCTCCTTTTGCTAGCACTGGCTTACTTTGCCAAAACTGCGTATTCTACCGTGGCCCTCGTGGTTGCGGACTTGTTGAAGGAGATATTGACCCTAACGGTATTTGCAAACTTTGGGTAATCCCTGGCTCGCTAATCAAGGAGTAATTTGACCAATCACGCAATAATATGACAATAGAAGAACAACTCATCAAGGCTATGGCAGACTTAACTTCTGCTTCTGCTGAAAGAGACGAACTACGCGCTAACTTAGAAAATGCCGTAGCCAAAGAAGCTTCTGACTTCAAAGCCACTCTCGAACAAAATGCTAGCCTCGTTATTGAGCGTGACGCACTTGCTAAAGAAAAGGCTGAACTCGTTGCACAGATTGCTGAACTTCAAACTAAGAATGTTACCGCTTCTGTAGAAGCTGCAAAGATTGCATCAAGCGTTGGCGTTAACCCTGTCGAACTTAGCCCTTCAGATAAATCTGACGAACCCGTCAAAGCAGTGAATCACCTCGAAGTGTTCCTGGCTATGGACATGGGTGCAGAGCGATCGGCTTACTTTGCAAAGCATAAGAACGAAATCATTCGTTCAATCTAATTTTTTTTAATCACTAATTACTCAATAAACTAATATGTCTAATAGCATTACCTCCGCACCAGCCATCTTGGCTGAATCGGTTATCAACTCCATCAAGGGCAAACTCCCTGCGCTTAAATCTTTCTCCAGTGTTTTCAGCACTCTCGAAGGACAAGCCGGTAAGTCTGTCTTCGTTCCTTTAATCGGAACTTCAACCGCTACTGAGTTTTCAACTGGTGGCTACCTCACCCAAGATGACGCTACTTTAACTGGCGTAACTGTTAACCTCAAGCACTTCAAAGTCTCGAGCCGTTTCAGCCCTCTGGACATCAAGCAATATGGTGCTAATTATTTAGTATCAGCATTCACCCCAACGGCTTCAAATGCTATCGCTGAAGCTTGCATGGCTGAAATCGCAGCTCTGATCACTGCAGCTAATTACTCCTCATCGGCTAACACTGGTGTTGCTTTATCTTATGCTGAAGTTGTTACAGCTAAAGGTGTACTCGACGCAGCTAAGGCTTCTGATGTTCGCGCTTTAATCGTAAATCCAACTTACGCTAATAATCTTTTAACTGATGCTCAAATCGCCGCTGCTTACGCTCTCGGTGCACAGGTAATCACTACAGGCCAAATCGGTTCTATCGGTGGTGCTTCTGTCTTCCAGTGGTCTTCACTTCCTACTAATTCTGAGTCACTCGCTGGATTTATGTGCGGAAGCGACGCGATTGCTGTAGCCTCTGGTTTACCTATGGCTGAAATCCCTGGCTTCGAAACTGCTTCAGCCGTTGACGCTGACACTGGTCTCGGTATCCAAATCTTGATGGGCCAAGAGCAGTCTGGTTACTACAACGTAACTGCTACCTTACTCTTCGGTGCAGCTAAAGGTCGCGCTACCTCCCTCACTCGCTTAACCACTGCCTAATCCGCAGTCGTAACGACGATAAAGGCCCTCACTGGAAACGGTGGGGGTTTTTTGTTGGCTGACACTTTACCCGTCCAAGCCATCAAAACGCCTCTGAGGGCTTCCTAGACACCTTTACGACCCCGTCTACAGATTGACATAGGACGCAATTTATATGGACGATAACCTTAATGCCATGTTTCTAGCCGATGCTTTGGCTATAGCAGACGAGATTGGCCTGCCAGTAATCATTAATGGAACGACCTATCAATGCTCTGTAGCTGACGCTACGCTAACTCAGTCGTTAGAAAGTGGTGGCCTGATGGATCAGATTAGTAACCTTATTAAAATCCCTGCCACAGTTAGCAATCTCACTAAACGCAATACAGACTTCGCAATAGGTAAAACCTGTACCTGGGAAAACAATGTCTACCGAATCACCGGCACGACTTATAAGACTGGATCGGCTTGGATTCAAATAACCGTCCGTGATGTTAACCAGCGATAAATGGGTTTTGAAAACTCAGATTTAAAGGTATCAATAAATCGTGAACTTCTTGGAAGTCTACAGAAGTCTTTTGAAGATTATAAATTAGCTACATTTCAAATTGTTAAAGATGTTTTAAAAGAAGAGTCTGCCCTTACTGCACGCGCAGCTATGGTATATACTCCTCCAATGGTTGAAGGTGGTGGCAAAGGCGATACGGCTAAAGCAGAAAAGGTCGGAGACAAAGCAGTAGAAAATGATATTCTTTCAGTTATATCTTATGAAAATAAAGCACTTGCAACTGCGGTTGGCCCTAGCGGAAGTAGTCGTAAATTCGCAGATTGGAAAGCTGGACTAAGACCGAAGAAGCCTGGAATCATTCAAAAGATATTTGATGATGAGAATTTTGGTAGAGCATTTAATCAAGCAAAACAATTACTATCTAAAAATACTAAGTTTAATCTTTTAAAAACACAGTCACAGATTAAGAAAATTCATGATTCACAACGTAATCTTTATAAAGGACGCATTCGTAAAAACGGTGGTGGCAAGCAACTTCCTGCATTAGCTAATAAAGCACAGTTAAAAAACTACATTGAAACGCGACAAAAGCGAGTAGGTTGGATGAAATCAGGTTGGTATTATACTATTAAAAGAATTGGGCCTGCAGTAATTAATGGAATGCCTAAAAACTTTGGCGTAAAAGATTTACCAATGTATATTACAAAACATTCAAATACTTTAGGCAGTGTTGATATTCAATTCACTACTGGCACGGGTGGTCGCTCGGCGATAGTAATTAAGAATAATATCGGCAATATATTCGGAGTTGCATATCAAGCCAACACTTATTTAAAAGTGATATCTGCACGAACTGGAAAAATGAAAAAGCGAATGGAGTATTTTCAAAGAGCTGCTATCGAAAAATTTAAAAACAAAAAATCATAACAATGGGAACTAAATCACCACTCAACATTACCGAAGACGCTTGTGCTTACGCTTTATCGCAAGCCCCTGAATTATCCGGTATTACAATCTACAAGGGCCAGTCTTCATCGACGCTTGAATTGCCATCAATTATAGTATCGTGCGAAAGCCTTAATTTTCCAAACGACATACCACGCGGTTCGGGTAACTATGTAGCCCAGGTTAAGATTGGGGTATTCACTTCCATCGACGGTGCATCAGCCTTAGCAAACCATCGCAACGTCTGTCAGATTGTAAT